GAGAAGGTCGTCGTCGTCGGCACGGTCTGTTCGTACCCGAAGTTCTGCGATCCGCCGTTCAGCGAGAGCGACCTCTGGAGCGGATACCCCGAGGAGACGAACGCCGGATACGGCGTGGCGAAGCGAGCCGTCTACGAATTGCTCAAGCAATACAACAGGCAGTACGGCATGGCTGGCACGGTCGTGATCCCGACGAATCTCTATGGCCCCGGCGACAACTTCGACCCGGCGTCGAGCCACGTCATTCCGGCGATGATCCGCAAATTCTGCGAGGCCGAGGATTCGGTGACGCTCTGGGGAACTGGCTCCGCGTCTCGTGAGTTCCTGCACGTCGATGACGCGGCTGCTGGCATCGTCGCGGCCGGCGAGGCACTCAGCAACGCCGATCCGATCAACCTGGGCGGCGGCGGCGAGATCACGATGCGGAACCTCGCCGGCATGATCGCGGACGCTTGCGGGTTCGAGGGCCGCATCGAGTGGGACGCCTCGAAGCCCGACGGCCAGCCACGCCGAGCCGTCGATGCGTCGCGGGCCGCGAGCCTGCTCGGCTGGACGCCGCGAGTAAGCCTGGAGGACGGCATCCGAGAGACAGTGGAATGGTGGAGAAATCAATGCAGCGTCGCGCTCTGATCACCGGCATTACGGGCCAGGACGGCTCTTACCTCGCCGAGTTCCTGCTCGCGAAGGGCTACCAAGTCCACGGCATTATCCGCCGGGCGAGCACGTTCAACACGGGACGCATCGATCACGAGTTCGAGCGGCTCCACCTCCACCACGGCGACGTGTGCGACGGCGGCGCGATGGCTCGCATTGTCCGCGAGGTACAGCCAGACGAGGTCTACAACCTGGCGGCCCAGAGCCACGTCCGCGTGTCGTTCGACCAGCCGACCTACACAGCCGACGCCACTGGGCTCGGCTGCCTGCGGATGCTTGAGGCGATCCGCGACCACGCGCCGCAGGCGAGGTTCTACCAGGCGTCGAGCAGCGAACTGTTTGGCAACGCCCCTGCCCCGCAGAGCGAGGCCACGCCGTTCCACCCACGATCGCCCTACGCCTGCGCGAAACTGTTCGCCCACGCAACCACGATCAACTACCGCGAGTCATACGGGCTTCACGCCTCGTGCGGCATCCTGTTCAACCACGAGAGCCCGCGACGCGGCGAGACGTTCGTGACCCGCAAGATCACGCGGGCGGTCGGAAGAATCAAGCACGGGCTTCAGGAAAAACTCTACCTCGGCAACCTCGATGCCCGGCGAGACTGGGGCTTCGCTGGCGACTATGTCGAGGCCATGTGGCTCATGCTCCAGCGGGACGAGCCGCGAGAGTACGTCATCGGCACGGGCGAGACGCATACCGTGCGGGAGTTCTGCGAATCGGCGTTCGCTCACGCTGGGCTTGACTACCGCGACCACGTCGAGATCGACCCGAGGTACTACCGCCCGGCCGAGGTTGACGTGCTCCAAGCCGATGCCAGCGTTGCCGCCGAGCTGCTTGGCTGGCGACCTCGCACAGGCTTCCATGCCCTGGTGCGGATGATGGCGGACGCAGACTCGAGGCTGGCTGCAAGAGAAGCCCTGGCTGGGTCTATTCTGGTGTGAGGAGTCAGCGATGCCGCAGCGGATCGAGATGTGGAAGCCGGCACGCGGCACCGCGAAGGTGAGACGCCTGGAGGCTCGGCCCAACGCTGCGGCTCGGGGCTATTGCTCGCAGCGTCACAAGGCGTGGCGTGAGGCTGTGCTGCTCCGCGATGGCTACGCCTGCCGCGACTGCGGGCGGGTGTGCGGGCAGAAGCGCGAGGCCCACGCGGATCACATCGTGCCGGTGAAGGTGCGGCCCGACCTTCGCTATGAGGTGGCGAATGGGCAGTGCCTGTGTGCGGGTTGCCACACGCGGAAGACCACGCGAGAGAGCCGGTAGCGTCACGCCTAGAAGCGTGTACACTACTGCCACCACAAGGAGGTGGCGATGGCATGCAGGAAGTGCGGGTCGGGGTGGACGACGATTCACGGGGCAGATCGGGCTTCGTGCCCTGAGTGCTGCAAGCTGGCACGGTGCGTCGAGCGGAAGGCGGGGCGATACACGGACCCGACCGAGGTAAAGAAGTGTGCCGAGTGCGGGGGCGAGTTCACAGCGACGGGGCTGACCGAGATTGCGAAGAAGGCGTGTTGCTCAGTTGAGTGTCAGAAGGCACGGCGACTGAAAGCGAACCGGGCACACTGCAAGCGATATGCGAGCCAGTCTTACAAGGCTTCTCGGCCCGTTCAGTTGACGACGGCAAAGCGAGAGCGACGGCGATGCGGAATGTGCGGCAAGGAGTGTAAGTCGCCAAACGGCAAGAAGTATTGCTCGCGGAAGTGTTTCTATGACGCGAGGGCAGCAGGCATTCAGCCGTGGGATCGGTCGCCCATTGACGAGGCTTCGCGGAAGCGGCCGAACAATGTCAGCCAGTCGCCGGAGATGTATGCTGCCCGCGCCGGCAGGCAGGACAGGGAAGCGTTCCTGCGGATGACTAAGAAGATCTGGATGCGTGCGCAAAGAAATGCCGTGAGGCACCCTGTCCACATAGCCTCAAGGACGTTTGCCTTCTTTGTTCGGAAGGTTCCCAAAACACTTAGCTGCAAGCTATGCGGCGTTCAGTGCGTCAGGCCTGCTCACTGGAAGTTGCCGCATTGCTCTTGGGAGTGCGCGAGGAAGGACTTCACCGCTGCTGTCTGCACATGCTGCAATCGACCCATGAAGATTCACTTCATAGGTGGCAACGTTGAAGCAAGGAAGGCCAAGCCTGTATGCAACAGATGCGTGCTGAACCGGCACAAAAAGATTTGCGGAGACTTCCGCAGGCGGTGCAGGAAGTTTGACGTGTCCTATGACCCGAAAGTCACAAGGCGGGCTGTGTTTCATCGAGATGGCTTTCGCTGTCATATCTGCAAGAAGAGGACGCTGAGGAAGTATGTTGTTCGAGATGGCCGCGCTCACCCAAGGTCGCCGACTGTTGACCACCATCCCTATCCTTTGAGTGCAGGCATCAAGGGACATGAGTGGGACAATGTTCGCTGTGCCTGCTTGAAGTGCAACGTGCGTAAAGGCGCGGCATGGTCTGGGCAGATGCTGCTGTTTCAATGATTTACCCCAGAAAAACCGGCAAAGACGCCATACCCCCCCACCCGAGGGGTAGGCTTACCAGCAAAACCAAAAGTGTTGGGGGGCAAGCGTGCCGCAGAATTGGCGTTCGTTTTTTGCCTAGGAAATAAGCACATGGCAACGCGGGGGCGAAAGCCCAAGCCGACAGCGATCAAGATCCTCGAAGGCACGCAACGCGGGCCAGTCAAGCGGGAACCGTCCGCTCCCGCCGGCTCGCCGCCGATGCCAGAGCGACTTCTGGTCGAGCCGCTCGCCGTAGCCAAATGGGACGAGCTCGCCCCGATACTGCTCGGCATGAATGTGCTGACGACCGGAGACGGCGAAGCCCTTGCGACTTTATGCGAGGTGTACGCTGCGGCCCAGGCGTGTCTGCTCGAGCTCCGGGCCAGCGGGCCGGTCATGAAGACCGACCTTGGCGGCATCAAGCCGAATCCGGCAGGCCCGCTCTACAAGGGGCTCGTCAGCTTGCAAGCGTCGCTGATGACCGAGTTCGGGCTGACGCCTTCCTCCAGGGTGCGACTTGGCACGAAGCAAGAAAAGCCAGCCGACGACTTGGCAGATTTCTTCGCCCGCCATCAAGGCGGCTGAGAAGTCTGGGGTCATCCCTAAGATCGACGAGGGGCGAGCCGCTCAGGCTTTCGACTTCTTCGAGAGCATTCTGCGTCACAGTAAAGGGCAGTCGGCCGGCAAGTCGTTCACGCTGATGCCGTGGCAGAAGAACGTTCTCGGAAATCTCTTCGGGCGTGTGAAGCCCGACAAGACTCGGCAATACAGAGTTGGGTACATCGAGCAGCCGAAAAAAGCCGGAAAGAGTACGACCCTCGCCGGCATCGCCCTTTACGGCCTGGTTGCCGATGGCGAACAAGGTGCCGAAATCTACGGTGCCGCTGCTGACCGTGAGCAGGCGGGCATCATCTACCGGGAGGCGGCGTCGATGGTCCGCTCGTCGCCCGCTTTGTCTAGGGTTTTGGAGGTGATCGACTCGCGGAAGACGATCATTCACAAGGCGAGCAATTCGTTCTATCGGGTTCTGTCGGCGGATGCGTTTCGGGCTGAAGGCTTGAACATCCACATGCTGCTCTTCGATGAGCTTCATGCGCAAAGGGACCGCCGCCTCTGGGCTTTCGCCCCTAGCTGAGAGGCTGGGGGCGAAGGCCCAGACAACCAAGAGACGCACTAAGGTACGGCGGTGCCGCCAGACAATCGCCCCTCATCTTGTCGATCACGACGGCGGGATACGACCGCAAAAGCATTTGCTGGGAGCAGCACGCCTACGCGGAAAAGTGCATCGCCGATCCGGCATTCGACCCGACGTTCTACGGGTGCATCTACGCGGCTCCGCCCGAGTGTGCGGTCGATGGAAGCTGGAAGACGCCGAAGGTCTGGAAGATCGCCAACCCGTCGCTGGGGGAGACGATCACCGAGGAGTCATTCGCGGCTGACGCCCGCGAGGCTGAGCAGAGCCCGACGAAACTGAACTCGTTTCTGCGGTACAGGCTCAACGTCTGGACGACGCAGGACACGCGGTTCTTCAAGCCGGATGCGTGGGCTTCGTGCGGCGGCCCGCTGCGTGAGTTCGGCGACCGCCCGGTGTACGCGGGGCTCGATCTTGCGAGCACGTATGACCTCACCGCCCTGGTGCTCGTGTGCCCTGACCCGGAAGACAACTCGCTCGACATCCTGCCGTTCTTCTGGATTCCCGAGAGCAACGCAGCCGAGCGGTCGCACCGCGACAAGGTGGACTACCTCGGGTGGATTCGTGACGGGCACATCCGGGTGACGGACGGGAACGTCACTGACTACACGGTTTTGCACCGCGACATCGCCGAGATTTGCAGCCAGTACAACGTGCGTCGCCTGGCCGTGGATCTGAAGTTCAACGGGCAGATGCTGGCGAACATGCTGCAAGGGGATGGGGTAGACGTGGTTGGATATCCACAAGGCGGCCGCGCCATGTCGGCCCCCTTGAAGACGCTGGAAAACCTCGTGCTGGCCGGCAAGGTGCGGCACGCCGGGCAGCCGGTGTTTTCGTGGAATGCGTCGAACTGTGCGGTGGCTGAGGATCGGCACGGCAACATCTACCCCAGCAAGGCGAAGAGCACGGAGCGAATTGACGGCATCGTGGCCTGCTGCGAAGGCATCGCGGCGTGGATGGGTGCCGAGCAGCAGCCGAGCGGTACGCCTGAAATCTTCTTCATATGATCGCCCCCGCCGACAACCGCATCCTCTGGCTTCCTGGCGAGTCCCGCATGTGGGACGACGAGCCGTCGAGCCGGTCGAGTGCCGGCGTGCGGATTGACGAGAGCAACGCTCACCAGGTCGCGGCGGTGTTCGCCTGCCTGCGGGTGATTGCGGAGACGGTGGCGGGATTGCCCCTGCATGTGCTGGAGCGGACGGCTGGGGGCGGGAAGCGGATCGCCCGCGAACTCCCTCTTTACCGGCAACTGCACTCGCAGCCCAACGGATGGCAGACGAGCTTCGAGTGGCGCGAGCAGTCGGTGTTCCACGTCGGCCTGTGGGGCGACGCCTTCGACGAACTGAAAGCCGGGCAGATCGTGCCGCTCCATCCGAGCCGAATGAAGGTGGAGCGGATCGAGAACGGGAAGCTGCGGTACAAGTACCGCGAGGACAAGGGCACCGAGACCGTCTACGCCGACGATGCGATCCTCCAGATTCGCGGCCCGTCCGATGACGGCGTGAACGGAATGAGCGTGGTCGCCGAGTGCAAAGACGCCATCGCACTAGCTCGGGCGTGCGAGTTGCACGGGGCGCGGTTCTTCGCTGCCGGTGCCCGGCCTGGGTTCGTTCTCTCGACCGATGGGCAACTCAACGCGGAGGCCCGCGAGGCGTTGCGGTCGCAGTGGGACCGGCGGCACGGCGGCGTCGGCAACGCTCACAACACGGCGGTGCTGACGGGCGGGCTCAAGCCCTACGACATTCCGCAGTCGAGCAACAGTGATGCCCAGTTTCTGGAGCTACGGCTGTACCAGTTGCGAGAGATCGGGCGTCTCTTCCGCATGCCCGGTTATCAACTTGGCATCGACCCGGTGACGCCTGACGCCGAGATCGCATTCGTCACGCATTGCATCATGCCGTGGCTGCGGCGGTTCGAGTCGGCGTTCATGCGTGACCTGATCGCGGACGACGACCGCTATCTGATCGAGTTCGACGTTCGTGGTCTGCTGCGTGGCGATGCCGCGAGCCGGTCGGCGTACTACCGGGCCATGTGGGACATCGGCGTTGTCAGCACGAACGACATCCGCGCGACCGAGAACCTCGACCCGGTCGAGGGCGGCGACGTTCGCTATCGCCCGCTCAACATGGGCACGCTGGGCGAGCAGCCGACCGAGGGCGACGTGCTGGCTCAGCAGCAGCCGGGAAGCGAGATTGACGGCCAGGCGGTCGAGGGCGGGCTGGCCGCTGCCGCTGGCGAGCCGGTGGTACCTGCGACGCCGGGCGAGCCTGTCGAGACCGAGGCTCCGCAAGTCGCGGACGTGTCGCTCAACGGTGCCCAGATCACGGGGCTCATCGCCATCATTCAGTCGGTGGTCGATGGGTTGGTCAGCCGCGAAGGTGCGGCGGCGATGGTGGCTGCGGCGTTTCCGAGCATGAATGCCGCACAGATTGCGGCGATTCTCGCCGGAGTGGTGGAGCGTCAGCCAGCACCAGCAGCGGTCGATGCGCAGCCGCCGCAAACCGAGCCGGCTTCTGCCGCCCCGCCGGGTCGCTCCGAGGATCGGGCCAAACCTGGCACCGTGGCGGAAGGCGACTTCGTCTCGTGGGATTCGTCAGGCGGTCGTGCCCGTGGACGGATCGATCATGTGATGGACTACGGCACGCTCGACATCCCCGGCACCGACTTCAAGATCGAGGCGAGTGAGGAAGACCCTGCCGCCCTCATCACGGTCTACGAAGAGGTGACCGGCGGGTGGCGTGCGACCGAGACGCAAGTCGGCCACAAGGTCGCAACGCTCACAAAGATCGACCCGCTTCCCGAGCCGCCACCGGTCGAGGAGAACGCCTACGGCAAGCCGAAGCGGAAGGGGCGAAAGCGTGGTAGCTAGGTACGACCACATCGACTTCACGCCCCCGGCTGGCGTGCGGACTGAGGCACAGAAGGGGCTCGATTGGCGAAGCGAGTACGGACGCGGCGGCACGGCAGTCGGCGTTGCCCGCGGACGCGACCTGAGCAACGGCACGACGATCAGCCCAGAGACGGCACGCAGGATGAAGGCGTATTTCGACCGGCACGAGATCGACAAGCAGGGCGAAGGGTGGAGCCCCGGTGAGGACGGCTGGCCATCCGCCGGGAGGATCGCCTGGAGTTTGTGGGGCGGCGACGCCGGGCAGGCGTGGTCAAGCAAACTGGTTCGGCAGATGAACGCAGCGGACGAAAACGCAAGGAGCACGACGATGAACATTGAACGACGGTCGCTGGCGATTGACGAGGTGGAGTCGGCGGTGCCGCTTCTGGCTGTCGAGAGCCGCAGTGCCGAGGACGGCAGCGAGCGTGAGTACATCGTCGGATACGCGGCGAAGTTCGGCGTGAACTCACTCGAACTTGATGGCTCATTCATCGAGCGGATCGACCCCGCTGCCTTCGGCATTGTCTCCGAGCGGCGTGGCCGCAAGAAATCGCTGGAGACTCGCGCCCTCTGGAATCACGACGCGAACTACCCGCTCGCCCGCTATCCCGGCACGCTGTCGATGAGCGTGGACGAGGTGGGGCTGCGGTACGAGTTCCCCGTGCCCGACACGACCTACGGGCGTGACATCGCCTCGAACATTCGGGCGGGCATCGTCAAGGGCTCGTCATTCAGTTTCACCGTGCCGAGCGGTGGCGACTCGTGGGCGATCGAGGACGGCCGCAGCGTGCGGACGATCACCCGCATTGACTCGCTCTTGGACGTTGGGCCGGTGACGTTCCCTGCGTATCCCGATGCCGATGTGACGGTGGCTCAGCGGTCGTTCGATCACTTCCGCAAGGAGCAGCGTCGGCACGATGAAGCCCGCGAATATGCCGCGAATCGTGCGGCTTTCTACCGCGACGTTCTGAGGCAGCATGGCCGCTAGATCCGGCGATCCTTGTCCCCGTTGCCGCGATGGCAAGTTCGTTGTCGCATCAAGCCAGCGGTCAGGCGACTACCAGACCCGCTACCTCCGCTGCCGTTGCGGCAACACCGACAAGCACATCCTTCCGGCGACTGAGATTCGCCGCGTCAAGGCGGGCTGAGTTCTTTACTGCCCGCGCTCGTGCATCTGCATGGGTGCCCCCCGCGAACCCTAGTTTCGACCGTAGGCGATGCGTCCGCGTCGCCACGAATCGCACTAGGAGATTCCGCCGTGGACAAGATCAAGGCTCTGCTGGACGAGCTCGCCGCTGTCGTCGCCGAGATGGAGACGATGAGCGAGGACGCCCCCGAGGGCGATGCCGCCGCCGAGCCCATGACCGAGGAGCAGGAGGCGTCGCTCCGCTCGCTCGAGCAGCGTGCCGACAAGCTCCGCGAGCGGATTGAGTTCCTGCAGCGGGTCGCCGCGAAGAACACCGAACTGCGGGCCGTGCTGGAGCGTTCCGCTCCCGCCAAGGCCATCGACACCCCCGAGGTCAAGGAGACTGCCGTGGAGAAGCGAGAGTACGCCGTGCCGAAGTCGCACAACAATCTGCGTGCGTTCAAGGATGCCGAGACGGCGTACCGTGCTGGAATGCACATCAAGGGCCATGTGTTCGGCGATGCCGAAGCCCGGCGGTGGTGCAAGGACCACGGCGTCGAGAGCCGCGTCCAGGCCGGCGGTGTCAACTCGCTCGGCGGCGTGCTCGTCTCCCCCGAGATGAGCAACGAGATCATCCGCCTGGTCGAGGAGTACGGCGCGTTCCCGCAGTACGCCCGCCGGGTGAACATGAACAGCGACACGCTCGTGATCGCTCGTCGGACGGGTGGCCTTGCCGCTCGCCCGGTTGGCGAGAACGTCGAGGTGACGGCCAGCGACGTGACGTTCGACAACATCGAACTGAGCGCAAAAATTTGGGGTGTCGCAAACAGGGTACCTAACAGCCTGCTCGAAGACTCGATTATCGACCTCGCCGACGCAATGGCGGTCGAGGTGGCCCAGGCTTACGCCGAAGCCTTCGACAACGCGGGCTTCATCGGCGACGGCACCTCGGCCTACCACGGTGTCGAGGGCATCGCGACGAAGATCGTGAAGCCGGCCTTCTCCGCGTCGGTCGTGACGGCGACGAACAACCAGACCTTCGGTGCCCTGACCATGGGGAACTTCACCGACATGGTCGCTCGGCTGCCGCTCTACGCCCGCCGGAACGCTGCGTTTATGATCAGCCCGGCCGGCTGGGGCTCGGCGATGCTGCGGCTAGCGATGCTGCCCGGCGGGTCGAGCGGCCCTGGCGGGAACAGCACGAGCGACGTGGCGACCGGGTTCGGCGAGCGGTTCCTCGGCTACCCGGTGCGGCTGGTTCACTCGATGGAGTCCCGCTTGACGGGCACCACCGCCGGCGTGGCCTGCCTCTTCGGCGACCTGTCGCAGGCGGCCACGTTCGGCGAGCGTCGGGCCATCTCGATCAAGACCGCCAGCGAGCGGTACATCGAGCTCGACCAGACGCTCACCTTCGCGACGACCCGCAACGCGATGGTCGTGCATGACCTCGGCTCGACCACCAAGTCCGGCCCGGTCGTGGCCCTCAAGTTCGGCTGATACCTGACACCTTCCTAGGAGTTTCTTGATCCATGAACCACGTCGCTGCTAGCAAGTCCGTCAGCAAGGCCGAAACCTCGGTGGCCCTGACCGCGACCCATTCGGTCGAGATCGACACGCTGAACTTCAACCACGCGTCGATCGACGTTCTGTTCAGCCCGTTTACCTCGGCGACCGGTCCCACGACCGCCGCCACGGTGCTCCGGGTTGCTCAGAGCGACGTTGCTGGCTCGGGCCAGACCAACATCAGCGGCTTCGTCGCCGGCACCGACTTCACGGTCGCTGCCGGTGTGACGGCTACCGCTGGTGTCGGCTACGCCCATCGGTTCGACATCGACCTCAAGGGCAAGAAGCGGTATCTCACCGTCTACGCCACCCCGGCTTCGACGTGCGGCGTCGTCACGACCTGCCGTCTGAGCAAGGGCGAGGCTGGCCCGGTGTCAGCGTCCGACAAGGGCGTGAGCTCCCAGGCGGTCGGCTGATCCGCTTGACACGACGAGCACAGTAGACGGCGGGGAAGGCGTGAGCCTCCCCGCCGTTTCTGTTTTCCCACAGGTGCAAATCCATGCTCGTGCAAGTCGGCGGATCTTCGGTCGAGGTGCGGTGCGAGGCGATCCTGAGCGGGCCACGCTTCGGGCCGCTCATCAACGTGTTCGGCTTCATCGAAGCGATGATGCCGCTGCACATTCGCCCGACGCTCGGCCAGGGTGCGTTCTGGAGCCAGGTGCTGACCCGGATGCTGGAGAAGTTCGAGCCGACCACGGAATACATCATCACGCTCGACATGGACAGCTTCGTGTCGAAGGAGAACATCGAACATCTGTTCGCCTTGGCGATGACGTTTCAATGTGACGCCCTGGCCCCGATCCAGACAAAGCGAGAGGACGGGCGTCCGATGCTCACGCTCCGGGACACGCTGGACAATCCGCCCGAGGGCGGCGTGACTCAGGTGCCGCGCGAGTGGTTCGGGCATCCCGTTCAACAGGTGGACACCGCCCACTTCGGCTGCACCATCATCTCGACTGCTGCCCTGCGGCGGATGGCAAAGCCGTGGTTTCACGAGAAGCCCGACCCGCAAGGCGGCTGGGGCGAGGGGCGGGTCGACTCCGACATCTCGTTCTGGAAGCAATTCAAGGCGTGCGGCAATCGGCTCTACATCACGCCCCGCGTCTGTATCGGGCACGGCGAGTACGTCATCACCTGGCCCAGCCAGGAGCTTGGTCAGCCGGTTTTCCAATACTGCAACGAGTGGCAGGAGACGCGGAAGCCGCCGAAGGCTGCATGGAGCGTGGGGGAAGAATGAAAATACGAATGGCGAGGCCGCACGGAGCCTACCGGCCCGGCGAGGTCATCGAGGTAGACGCCATCTTGGCGCAGAGTCTGATCGCGTGGGAATACGCCACCGAGGTTCGTGACGACCAGAAGTCTCTGATCGAGACGGCGAGC